GCGAAAGATTGGATTCAAGGTATGGATGTGTCCGTGGATGCAGCTACAGCATATCGGTTCTTATGTGTTTGCCGGAAACCTTCCTGCAATCGCGCAGTTACCTAATGCATCGCATGGTGGTGTGATTGATAAGCCTGCTGCGAAGATGGCGGGTGCAGGGGCTCCGGGTGGTAGAGGGGCTAAACCATTAAGCATTCAGCCACCTCAAATTACGCCACCACAGGAACCCATTCCTTTTCCCAAGATGAATGAGGATCAGTTGGCAACAAGGGCTGATCGAAGGCGAGCGGAAGCCGAAGAGCGACGAAAGAAGCGAAAGGAAAAGAAGAAGGCGACCAAGAAATAGTTATGTGGAAATATGATGAATTAAATAATTTGAAAGAAGTGGAAGAGTACATTGAAAAAACATATAACCAACATTATGTTGGGGCTGATGACAATGGTACTCAGATTCAAGATTTGTTAAATTCAATCGGTGTCGCGGAGCATTTCTGTCAAGGGAATGCCATGAAGTACATCGCTCGTTATGGGAGGAAAAAGGGCAAGAATAAACTTGACTTATTGAAGGCAATACATTATACTTTGTTGTTGATGTATTTTAGTGAACTTAATGATGGAGAAAATCGTAATGAAGATCAGTGAAGACACACTTTCTATTCTTAATAACTTTTCGTCAATTCAGGGATCTATTGTAATTAATCCGGGGTCGGATATTTTTACAATCTCTGCTGGCAAGAACATTCTTGCCAAGGCAACAGTAGACGAATCCTTTCCGAAGGACTTTGGTATTTATGAACTAAGCCAGTTCCTGAGTGCTATTAGTCTTTTGGAAGATCCTGCATTTGAGTTTGATAATGATTATGTGGATGTGAGTTCTGGTAAGCAGAAGATTCGGTATGGTTATACTGACCCAACGCTGATCAAGACTCCTCCACAGAAGCAAATCACTCTCCCAAGTGTGGATCTTGAGTTCATCATGACTCAAGATAACCTCAAGTCTATCCGAAAGGCAGCGAGTGTTTTGAATCTTCCTCATGTGAGTATTCAGACAAATCCATTTGTTGCCACAGTTTCGGATAAGTCAAAGGGGTCTTCTAATAGTTTTGACATTGAACTGAAGGCAGACAATTGCTTCAAGACAGAAGATTTCTGTGCTACGTTTATCGTAGATAATCTAAAATTGTTTCCGGGGGACTATGATGTCAAGGTTTCTGGTCAGGGAATCACACAATTTACCCACAGGGATATTGAATTGGAATACTGGATTGCAAGCGAAGCCGCGTATTCTACAGTTACGAGTTAGTATAAATAAATGAAACTTTATTCACTGACTATAGCCCCGGATGTTCCGGGGTTTGTCTTTGGGTATAAGGAGAACAATATGAGAGATCGTATTAGGCTATTTGTTATTTCTTTAGCACTTGCATGTTTTCTAGTTGTTGGCGCGAAGGCTTCTTCCGCTGATAGCCATGAAAACGCTGCTGCTGACAACGGTGTCGGCGTGGCTTTCGATACAAAGGCGCGAGCATCAGCACTCTTTGCGACTGGTGATGTAAGCGAATTTAATCTAGATAATGCTCGTCTTGGAGCGACTTTTAGTAAGTCGGTTTTCGATGCGCGTGTTTCTGTTCAGACAGATGGTAATAGTCTGGACATTCTAGATGCATACCTTGCTGTTCCTTTGTATGAGGATTATGCGAATTTTAAGGTAGGTCGCCTTTTGATTCCCGCAGGGCGAAATGCAATGCTAGACATCTATGGATGGACAGAGTGGCAAGGTGCCAGTCTGATTGCTAAGTGGTCTTCCCTTGATGGGTTTGGTCGCCGCGATGGTGCTTCAATCTCTGGCTCTACGGATGTAGAAGGTCAGGTTGCTGTTGATTATAACTTCGGTGTATTCAACGGTGATAATGATGAAGCACTGTTTGCTGGTCGAGTTGATCTTGGGATTGCTGCTGTGGATGGTCTATCCATTGGTAGTGCTGTTCAGGTTCAGGATGGTTATCTTGGAGTGGGTGTTGATGCGACATATAGTCGTGCAATCCCCTATGGTCTACTTGCTGTAGATGCTGCATATAATCATTACGATCTGGATGATCAGCCTTATGTTCCCGGTGTTGGTCTGAATGCAGGCGATGGTTTTACTGTCGGCACATCATACCTTCTTGACGGAACGATTCCTGTGATCCCATTCGCACTTCAGCCCCAGCCGTTCTTTCGGTATCAGCGGTTTGAATATGCAGATGGAGTATCAGGATCAGAAGATCGGTTTGACGCTGGAGCAAACATTTTAGTATCGGATCTTGCTCAGACGAAGTTGACGGTTAATTACTTTCATACTGAGTCAGTTACAGGCGAAGATGCCGATGGTGGATTTATTGGATTTCAGTTCACGTTCTAAAGAAAGTTTTCCCTTTTGGGAAAATGGGATATAAATAGTTATTATAAGTGTGAAGACGCTGAACCCCCCAAACACCCTCCTAGAGATGTTCTTTCTCTAGGGGGGTGTTCTGGTTCAAAGAGGATATATTATATTATGGAACTTCGTGATGATTTTATTTGGTGTCAAAAGTATCGACCCCGAACTATTGAGGATTGTATTCTGCCGAGAGGTCTGAAGGATACATTCCTTGAGTTCGTTTCTAATGGTGATATTCCGAACCTTCTTCTCTCAGGGACGGCAGGTACAGGTAAGACTACTGTTGCCCGCGCTCTCTGTGAGGAGTTGGGTGTAGATTATATCATCATTAATGGAAGTGAAAGTGGAAACATCGACACGCTTCGCAATGATGTGAGAAACTTTGCGTCCGGTGTTTCCATCACTTCCACAGGTAAGCGGAAGATTGTCATTCTCGATGAGGCTGACTATCTGAATCCCTCTTCTACACAGCCTGCACTCCGTGGGTTTATTGAAGAGTTCTCTAAGAACTGTGGATTCATCTTTACTTGTAATTTCAAGAATCGTATCATCGAACCGATTCACAGTCGGTGTAGTGTTATTGATTTTCGGTTTTCCAAGAAGGATCGCCCGAAGCTCGCAATGAGTTTGCTCAAGCGAGTGATTGAGATTCTTGATAAGGAGTCGGTAGAGTATAATGAAAAGGTTCTTGTTGAACTGATTACCAAATACTTCCCCGACTTCCGGCGAGTGCTTAATGAGTTGCAGCGATACTCTGTGTCTGGTGAGATTGACGCGGGTATTCTGACGACTATCACGGAGCAGTCGATCAAGGATCTTATGAAGCACTTGAAGGAGAAGAACTTCAAGAACATGCGGAAGTGGGTGGTGGAGAATCTTGATGATGATCCGTCGCGAATCTTTCGTTTGGTTTATGATGGATTGTATGGTCATGTCAAGCCGCAGAGCATTCCGCAGGCAGTTATTCTGCTTGCAGATTATCAATACAAGTCTGCATTTGTTGCCGACTTGGAATTGAACTTGGTTGCATGTTTAACTGAATTGATGAAAGAATTGGAGTACAAGTAATGGAAGATGAAAATTTCTGTCAGGTTGTTCAGCGAGAGAGTGGTTTCTATATCGTTGATTTTGAAAGTGTAGAGTTTGATATGGTTCCAACAGCAAAGGTGTTTGGTCCTTTTGTATCAAACGAAGCTGCTGATAAGTATTGGACAAAGTATCTTTCTACTGGATATAGTGCCGAGAGTGGTATTTTGTTTATGAGAGAGGAAGAAGTGAAAGAAGAACTGGTCTGGCCTAAAGGGGATATGTAATGGCAAAGTTGGGTGATTTTCTAACAGCGATTAATCTTAGTAAGAAGAATCTAATGGAGGAAGATCCTCTAACAGAAAAGGAGTATCCGCCCTTTGTGATCAATCGGTCTTTGTCTTATTTTGAGGATACTATACTTCATGCGAATGAAGTTAACCTGCGGGGACATCTAGATAGCCGTTTACAGAATGATTATCTGCTAAATAGTGTTAGGAGAAAGAAGCGGTTTTCTAGATGGTTGAAGCCTGAAAAGAATGAAGACATTGATGCGATTAGAGAGTATTATTCTTGTAATTATAGAAAGGCTCATGAGATTGCGAAAGTGTTGACAGGTGAACAACTATCTCTTATTCATAAACGATTGAAAAGAGGTGGACTTCAAAATGGGAGACGAAAGAAGCGATGAGAAGTCTGTATCAGTTGATTTAGACTCATTAGCAGAAGTTGAATTAGCAGATGATGAAGATTTCCTAAAGGTCAGAGAAACCCTTACTCGTATTGGTATTGCCAGTCGTAAGGAAAAGACCTTATTCCAATCATGTCACATATTGCATAAACGAGGCAAGTATTATATTGTTCATTTCAAGGAGCTTTTTTCACTAGATGGAAAGGCGTCTAATTTTAATGAAAATGATCTTGGTCGTAGAAATACAATTGTGAATCTTTTGGCTGAGTGGGGATTGTTAAGTTTAGTTGACGTAAAGAAGAGCGCCGAACCTGTGGTTCCTCTTGGTCAAGTAAAGATAATCACGCACAAAGATAAGAACGATTGGAATTTGGTTGCTAAGTATAACATTGGTAATAAAAAATAATTACCACGGCCCCTTGACAAATGATATAAGGGTGCTATAATAGGATTTAACAAATGCCGAATGGGTTTGTTAAATAAAAATCTTGCTTAACTATAAGGAGAAATAATATGACAAGATTAGTACCGGCTAGTATTTTTAACGAACTGAGGAACGATCCGTTTCTTGTGGGCTTTGATCAAATATTTGATCGGCTTGTTTCAACAGGCACAGCGTCAGCGCAGGCTCCATCGTACCCGCCTTACAATATTGTAAAGGTAAACGAAACGGATTTCCGAATTGAACTTGCAGTTGCAGGATTCAAGGAGGAGGAACTTTCAATTAATGTATTGGAGGATAAGCTAACCATTGAATCTCATAAGGATCATAGTGCATCTGGTGGAGGAGAAAAGCTACTCCATCAGGGAATTGCCGAGCGCAATTTCAAGCGCACTTGGACGCTGAGCCCTACGGTTCATGTTACGGGTGCCCAATTTGAAGATGGGTTTCTTTCGGTGTTTCTGAAGAATGAGATCCCTGAAGAGGCAAAGCCTCAAAGGATTAAAATCAGCAATGCGTCAGGCGATCCGCAGTTTTTGAAGGAATAATCAAAACCCAGAAGGGGAGCTTCGGCTCCCCTTCTTTATATCAGGAGCAAGATAATGCCAACGTATAAATTCAAAAGACCCAAGAGAGAAATTGATCGTATATTTCTCCATTGTTCTGCCACCAATATTCCAAGCCATGATGACGTTGAGGTAATTCGTCGTTGGCATAAGAATCAGGGTTGGAGTGATATTGGTTATCATTTCTTCATTACATCGACTGGCGAACTTCAGGTTGGGCGAAAGTTGTCTAATTCTCCTGCCGCACAAAGGGGACATAATGCTGGAACAATTGCAATTTGTCTTTCTGGTCTTAATGTAGAAGATTTTAATGAACGTCAATTCGATACACTTATAAAATTGTGTGAGGATATAAATGAACAGATTCCAAACTTGACCTTTCATGGGCACTGTGAGGTTTCAAGTAAATTATGTCCAGTCTTTGATTATCGCAAGGTTCTGAGCTTAGATGAGTTTGGTGCGATTAAACAAGACTTGGAAGTTGATGATTTAGCGACCCGTGTTTCAGAGCTAGAGAGAAGGGTCGCTGCACTAGAAAAATAGGTTTATATATTATGAGTTTTTATACGAATGTGAAAGCCGTTGGGAATCAAATCTTCCTTCGCGGTGTTGATGATATTGGCGAACGCTTTCAGCGAAAAGAAAAGTATTCACCAACTCTATTTGTTCCAACTAAAGAGGAATCAAAACACAAGACCCTAAATGGGCTGAATGTCAAACCCATTAAACCCGGTGGTCTTCGCGAGACTCGCGATTTTATGGAACGCTACAAGGATGTAGCCAACTATAAGATTTTCGGAAACGACAACTTTGCGTTTGCTTTCATTGGGGACGAGTATCCTGATGATATTGAATATGACATCAACAAGTTGGTGATTGCCAACATTGATATTGAGGTTGCGTCGGATGAAGGATTTCCTTATGCTGACAGTGCTGCTTCTCCGGTCATTTCAATCGCGGTTAAGTTCAATGATTCTTTTTATGTTTTTGGTTTCGGAGAACCAGAGGGTTGTAAGATTGAGGAGACTCTCAAAGAGCGTGGTATTCTTTATGTTTCGTGTGATGACGAGCGCGACCTTCTGGACAGTTTTCTTCATACTTGGAACGAGTATAGCCCTGATATTGTTACAGGGTGGAACGTAAGCGGATTTGATATTCCGTATCTTTACAACCGTCTTTGCCGTCTGCATGACGAAAAGACTGCCCGAAGACTTTCTCCTTGGAAGTATGCCCATGTGCGAAAGTTTAAATCCGGGTTTGGTCAAGATCAAATCAGTGTCGATCTTAGTGGTATTGCTACACTAGATTACCTTGACATGTATAAGAAGTTTACTTATACTAATAGGGAAAGCTATCGTCTTGACTATATTGCGAATGTAGAACTCGGCGAGCGAAAGCTATCGTATTCTGAGTTTGGTAGTTTGCATACGTTGTACAAGAGAGACTACCATAAGTTTATTGAGTATAATGTAAAAGATGTGGAGCTTGTCGAGCGTCTTGATAACAAGATGAAGCTGATTGAGATGGCAGTCGCACTTGCTTATTCAGCCAAGGTTAACTTGGGTGATGTGTTCTCGCAGGTGCGTATGTGGGATAGCATTTGTTACCACCACCTTCGCAAGAAGGACATCGTGCTTCCTCCCCGAAAGAGTGCCGACAAGAATGTTCAGTTTGAGGGTGCCTATGTCAAGGAACCTCAAGTGGGCGCTCATAACTGGGTTGTTTCTTTTGACTTGAACTCTCTGTATCCACATTTGATGATGCAGTACAATTTGAGTCCTGAGAAGTTGGTTCCAGAGGATAGAGCAAATAAGGATCTTGTCGCTTCTTTGAAGCGTGGTCCTTGGGATACCATTGCCAGTTATGATAAAATTATTGAAAAGGAGTTTGATACGTCGCTATTGAAGCGGGATGATCTTACGGTCACACCAAACATTATGTTCTTCAAGCGCGACTCGCAAGGGTTCCTTCCAGAAATTCTGGAGGATCTTTATAATAGACGAAAGTCTTCAAAGAAGAAGATGATCGAATGTCAGCAAAAACTTCAGACGGCAGAGGGGAACGAAAAGCAAAAATATCTGAATTTGATTTCTAAACACAATAATGATCAGCTTGCCCGTAAGGTTCAGTTGAATAGTGCCTATGGTGCGTTGGGCAATCAGTATTTCAGGTTCTACGATCTTCGTATCGCGGAGGCTGTAACCAAAGCCGGTCAGCTTTCCATTCGTTGGATAGAGAGTAAAATGAATAAATATTTAAATAAACTCTTGGAGACGACGGATGAGGATTTTGTTGTTGCTTCTGATACTGACAGTATATACATATCTCTTGATAAACTTGTTACTCATGTATTTGGAAGAACTGTGGAAACTGTTGAAACGAAAAAGGTGGTGGATTTTCTTGACAAAGTTTGTTCGGAGAAGCTAGAGCCTTATATTGACAAGTGCTATGATGAGCTTGCGGATTATATGAATGCATATGATCAGAAGATGGTGATGAAACGAGAAGCCATTGCATCCAAGGGTTTGTGGACAGCCAAGAAACGATATGTTCTTAGTGTCTACAATAACGAGGGCGTAAGCTATAGCGAACCCAAGTTAAAGGTCATGGGTCTTGAAGCAGTCAAGTCTTCTACTCCAGAAGTGTGTAGGCAGAAGATTAAAGATGCTTTGAATATCATTATGAACGGTAAAGAGGATGATGCTCAGAAGTTCATTGAGGATTTTAAAAAGGAGTTCTATTCTCTTCCTGCCGAAGATGTTGCATTTCCTCGCGGGGTGAACGGTGTTGGTAAGTATACTGATGGCGACACCTATATAAAACATACTCCAATTCATGTAAAGGGTTCGATCATATACAATAGGATGATTAGGGAGAACAAACTGGAAAGACAATATCAGAGAATTATGGATGGCGATAAGATTAAGTTTTTATATTTGAAAATGCCAAATCCGAGTCACGAAGCTGTAATATCTATTACAAATAATTTGCCTGAAGAGTTTGGGTTGAATGTTTATGTTGATTATGAAAAGCAATTTGTCAAGGCATTTCTTGACCCCATTAAAGTGCTTTTGGATTGTGTCGGTTGGAAAGCTGAACAAACAATTACACTGGAAAGGTTTTTTGGATGATGAAGAATGAGACGAAAGTAGCAGAGGAAGAAACAGAAACTTTAGAGGCAGCAAGTCCCGGTGATGTGTTGGGTGCGCTTTTTGGTGGAGGAGATGATACGTTAGATAAACTTGGTGTTATGATGATTATGGATGACATCAAAAGCGATTCAGTAAAGCCGGTCATTGAATGGATTTTCAGGAGCAACTTGGCACCAACTCAGCCAGAATTTCTGACTTTAATTTTAAATTCTGGAGGGGGCAGTGTAACAGACGCATTTGCACTTATTGATGCTATGCGAGGTTCTGGTATCCCTATTCACACAATTGGTTTGGGTGAGGTATCTAGTGCAGCTTTGATGATCTTTATGGCAGGCGAAAAGGGTAATCGTCGGCTTACACCAAACACTTCAATTTTATCCCATCAGTATTCTTGGGGCAAGTGGGGTAAGGAACATGAGTTGCTTACTGCAAGTAGGGGATTTGAATTGTCTTCAAAAATGATTACGGATCATTATATTAAATGTACTGGAATGACAGAGAAGAAGATTCGTGAGGTTCTTCTTCCTCCGCATGATGTTTGGTTGAGTGCAAAAGAAGCAAAGAAGTATGGAATCTGTGATGAAATTAGGGAGTTGAAGTAAATGTATGTAATCTACACAAAGCAAAATTGTAAGTGGTGCGTTTTAGCAAAGAAAGAGATGAAGAAAAGAAAATTAGAATTTACGGAACGTAATATTCCAGAAGACCTGCCCAAAGAAGAATTTCAATATATAGCTGAACAATATGACACCAAACTAACGGTCCCTAAAATCTTTAAAGGGACAGAGTTGATTGGTGGTTATGAGGATCTTGTTGAATATTTTGAAAATGAAGAAGGTGGTTATGGAGAAGGTAAATTATGAGTGGAACATTTGATTTTCTTGGTGATTTGAGTAAGGTGAATCCTTTTGTAGATCAGTATGCAGATGTAACATCATATACTGATACGGGTTCTTATATTTTGAATGCGCTTATTTCGGGTTCGATCTATAGAGGTCTTCCGGGCAATAAGATTACTGCTCTTGCTGGCGAGTCTGCAACAGGTAAGACATTCTTTCTTATGGGGATGATTCGACAATTCTTGAAGGATAACAAGGATGGTGGGGTTATTTTCTTTGAGAGTGAGTCTGCCATTACACATGATATGTTCGATGAGCGTGGCATTGATAGCGAGCGTGTAACAATGTTTCCGGTGTCTACTGTTGAAGAGTTTCGTACACAGGCAATGACTATTCTCAAGAGGGTTCAGGAGACGCCCGAGAGCAGTCGTCATCCTCTTCTATTTTGTTTGGATAGTCTGGGTCAGTTGTCAACAAGCAAGGAAGTTGCCGATGTTGAGTCTGGTTCTGAGAAGAGAGACATGACTCGCGCCCCTATGATTAAGGGTGCGTTTCGTGTGTTGACGATTCAGTTGGGTAAGCTAGGAATTCCGATGGTTGTTACTAATCATACATACGACAGCATCGGCAGCTTGTATCCAACAAAGGAACTTGCTGGCGGTAGTGGCTTGAAGTATTCTGCTGACAATATTGTCTTTCTTTCAAAGCGAAAGGAGAAGGTTGGGACAGATGTTGTTGGTAATGTTATTCATTGTAGAAACTATAAATCTCGTTTGACTGTAGAGAACAAGATGGTTGATGTTCTTCTTCGGTATGATACCGGGCTGGATAGGCATTATGGTTTAATTGAACTTGCTGTGGAGCATGATATTTTCAAGAAGGTATCCAATAAGATTGAGTTGCCGGATGGGAACAAGCACTTCGCAAGTCACATTATAAAAAACGCAGAGAAGATTTTTACAAAGGATATTTTAGATAAGATAGACAAGGCATGTGGAGTCGAGTTTAAATACGGAACCACACAGGCTACAATGTGGGAAGGTGAAGAGGAGAATGGTGATGGAGGAGAATAAAATTGATATTAGAGAATATTATAGCTTTGTGACTAACCCTGTTGATGAAGAAAAGGGAGCAATTCAAATCACAAAGGGTCCATTTGAGGGCATGATTTATACATATGATGAGTATAAGTTTGTGAAAGTAGATGAAGATACAGGAACACCTTCGGTTAAGTTTTCTTTTAATGTGATTAGCATTCCAGAATCAATGGCTGGTGTTACATATCCAGATGAAATGAAGGAAAGTTTTAATTTTCTTTTGCGAGATGTTCTAGTAGATATTGTTGCAAAGGATGTAGTGAAGAGTGCGAGGCTAGATTATGACGGTGCGAACAGAGAAGGTGATATTGACGAGTCTTTTGAAAGACGAGTCTTTTATGAAAACGACGTTTCCGTTTTTAAAGAGTGAGTATTTTCATGACAACGTAGATCGGATTGTGTTTAGTTCTATTGTCGATTATGTAAACAAGTATAATACAAATCCCACATCAGACGCATTGGTTATTGAAATTGATCAAAAGTATGGTGGACCGGACCTTGATTCTGCTGTTGAATTAATTGGCGAATTAGACAAAGCAGATTCGGACCATGATGATAAATGGTTGATTGATACCACAGAAAAATTCTGTAAAGATAAAGCCTTGTTTAATGCAATGATGGAAGGCGTTGAGATTATTCAGGGACAGAGTAAGAAAGACACAGGGTCGCTTCCTACTCTTTTGACGGAAGCATTAGCAGTTTCTTTTGATTCCCATATTGGTCATGATTACATTGAAGACTCGGATGATCGGTTTGCTTATTATAATCGCAAAGAGGAACATATCCCATTCGATATTACTTTGCTGAATGACATCACTGAAGGGGGTTTGACGAACAAGACTCTCAATGTTCTAATGGCATCTCCGGGTGCAGGTAAGACATTGGCAATGTGTCATATGGCAGCGAGTGCTATGACAGCAGGGCATAATGTTCTTTACATTACTCTGGAAATGGCAGAGGAAAAAATCTCTGAGAGGATTGATGCTAATCTTATGAATGTGTCTATGGCAGATTTGAAGAGTTTGCCAAAGCAGATTTATGATAAGAAGATGGCTGATATTCGTCATAAGGCTACAGGGAGTTTGATTGTCAAAGAGTATCCAACGGTACAAGCTGGAGCAGGGCACTTTCGTCATTTGGTGAAGGAGCTTGCGATGAAGCGAAAGTTTGTTCCTAGCCTGATCTTTATTGATTATATCAATCTTTGTCAGTCTATGGTATACAAGGGAGCGAATGTAAATAGTTATGAAAAGATTAAAAGTATTGCAGAAGAACTTCGTGGATTGGCAGTGGAACTCGTTGTACCCATTGTTACTGCGACTCAGATCAATCGTTCTGGCGCGGGTAGTAGCGATGTTTCAATGGAAAACGTGGCAGAGAGTTTTGGACTCCCTGCAACGGCGGATCTTTTTCTTGCGCTGATTCGTACAGATGAACTGGATGAGTTAAATCAAATCATGGTCAAGCAATTGAAGAATCGTTATTCTGATATGACGAGAAATCGTCGGTTTGTTATCGGGGTAGATCGTTCAAAGATGAGATTGTTTGATTGTGAGGACGATGCACAAGATGGCTTGATGCAGGATGATGCCCTTAGTTCTTCTAGTTCTTCCCGTGGGGGAGATGGTGGATTCAATGAATTCATTGTGTGACTAAATAGAGTATAGTGTTTTTGATCAAACACACTTTAATTTATAAGGAGATGAATTATGGATTTTTTTACAGGTGCTAATATTAGTTCAATTTTGGAAATTGTTGTTCAGGTGATTGGGGTGGCCAGTCTAGTGGCCACCATGACCCCAAATGAGGCTGACAACAAGGCAGTTGACTTTGTTCTCAACATCGTGAACATGCTTGGTGCGAACGTCGGCAAGGCTTCTAACGATCCCGGCGTGTGAGCAATACAATTGAATAAGTGAATAAACCCAGAGTTTAGGTCATATGACCCAGACTCTGGGTTTTCATTATGGGTTTTGTTATGGAAAAAGAAAAGATACTGGAGACACTTGCAGATATTGCTCGCGATCTTGACAAAGATATGAATCGGACTGGCGCTCGCCATGCTGCTGCGATAGTCTATAAGAATCAGATTGTGGCATATGGTGTCAATCAAAGAAAATCGCACCCATTTCATTCTCGGTTTTCTGATCATGATGAAGCTATCTTTCTCCATGCAGAGACGGATGCCATCAAGAATGCATTGAGACGAATTTCTGAGGATGATTTGGAGAAGGCTACATTGTATGTGTGTCGCGTAAAGTATAATCATGCTGGACCGAATAAGAAGTTGACATGGGGAAACTCAAAGCCGTGTCTTGGATGTCAGCGCGCCATTGCAACTTTTGGAATAAAAGACGTAATTTATTCTCAGGATGGACAAGGAAATCATTGCCTCTTATAAATAATATTGTATTGTTTTAAGAGGAGATGGGCATGGCAGTCCAAGATATACCCAAACCACATGATCCCAAGATGGAAGTACCTAAACCCACATCATCATTACTTGGTGATATGAATGAAATATTGGTTGGATATTACACAAAACCGGGCCCAGCAAATGATCCTTTTAAGTTTTTTGATAACAAGGGGGGAGATCCAAGAGAAGCATTTGAAACTATAGGGAAAAAACTTCCTGTTGAGTTCTATGTCCATGAACGCGAAAGAGCTAAAAAGATGGTTGAAGCATTCATGGATTTTGCTCATAAAAATGGATACTCAAGAGGAACAAAGACAAGCGATGTTAAGGCAGTGTATTGGACTGCTGCTGTTGGTTCAATTGAAAGAGCGTCGGGAATGAAAGCACCCTCTCAAGGTAAAGGAAAGAATCCAACTGATGTTTTAGTTGAGTTTAATTGTTCGCACGGTAGATCGTTTTTAGGAAACTCTGCTAAATCTACAAAGCAAGCCGAGGGAGGAATTCCATTTGCAAACCCCGGTGTTGGTACAGTAGGAACAGAGCTTTTTGGTAACAATAGTGCATTAGAAAATATAGTGAAGAAGACCGAAAGAGAGATGGTCGGGAATGCTGCAATGAAAAAAATGCTTCCGAAGAATTGGATGCAATTAACTAATGGAGCTTCTGGAACAAAAAAGAAATGGCAAAAAGCAAATCCTGCTGTGAATGATATTATAAAGAGTGATTGGGGACTTCTGGCAATATCAAGAGTTCGTGATAAAGTATTTGATAAAATTGTTAACGAAGATTGGGAAGATATTACTCCTTGGTTGGTTGATTTTGTTGGAGGCACTTATCTTGGTCCTAAATTTGTTAAGGTTACTGGAAGAGGGACTGGTCCTTATTCTGCTGCTCTAGAAGAACCTGAGAAGAATAAAAAAACAAACGCGATCAAGAAACCTTTTCTTTGGCTTGAGACTGGCGGACAAACTTCAATTAAATTTTTTGATAGCGAAACAGGAAAGAATGTTTTTAATCTGAGGTTTAAGTATGAGAGTCTGCCATTTTCCAGCAACATGAAGGGGTCTGGAGATTCTGTAGGGAAGGAGCAGGCATACTTTGAGTCTATTTCTGAAGATCCAAAAGAAAAGAAAGTTAAAACTCCACCTAAACCAAAAAAAAGAAAACATACATGTGGGTAAATCATGCAATCATTTAATCAATTTTTGACAGAAGACGCAACCAAGAACTTGCACCTTGAACATCTTGAGGATCTTGTATTCTTTTATGGTATTGATGGTATGCGCTCTGGTATCAACTTCCTTCGCTCTATTCGGGACATGCTTTCCGGTAAG